CGGTGCATTAGTACATATAAGTGAGTATGAACCTAAGCAACCACAACTACAACCTAAACCAACTAATGCAGATCCACAAGCTTTACAAAGAGCAAGACCTGCAAGAACAGAATTTGCAACAGAAGATTTTTTACCAAATAATCCTTTTCAACTTAGTTCTACTTATCTCGTTCCTACACAAACAGCACTTAGTGTTAATGCAGTGAATAGTGATTTAGTAAATGGAGATCACGTTAGATTTAGAAATGTTAAAACTCCTTTACTTGAAGCTGACGGATCCGTTTATTACAAGGTGGTAGAGTTAGAATTAGCAACAACTCTAACTAATGCAATAAATGCAACTGATACAACAATTACTTTAGATAATATGCCGACTGTTACTACGTTAGGTAATACATGGCCTGCTTCAGGTTTTATGATAATTGAAAAAGTTAATAGTGAAACAGGTATGTTTGAAAACGAAGTAATTGAATATACTGGAGGAAGAACAACCGATAATATTTTTAATGTGGTTTCAAGAGGTACTTCAGCTCCTTATAGAGGAGTTAGTCCTGAAAAAACAAAAGCAAGTTCTCATCCAATAGGAGCTAAAGTATTTGGTTCTAGACCTGTTACAATGGTACAAACTACTTCAGTTAATGACGCTAACACAACTGTTACAGAAGAAAATAGTTATTTAGTTCCAGCTCTTGCTATAGGTATGGATTTTGTAGCTGGCACACATTTAGCAGGTGGTGGTTTGCAGTGTACATACGGCCCAATAAATGATAGAGCTTAATTATGGCAACACATTATACATACGCAACATTAACAACAGCAATTAGAGCTTACACAGAAGTAGATAATGATCCGGCAGTTACAGCCACTGTATTAACACAAACTGTTATTGATGAATTTATTATGGCTGCAGAGCATAGAATTAATACTGAATTACCTATGGACTCTGACAGAAAAGTCCAAGAAGGTACTTTAGTTGCAGATGACAATACAATTAATTCACCAGCAGGAGCTTTGTTTATAAGAGGTGTGGAAGTGTTTAATACTTCTAATACTTCTGAAGCAGGAACTTGGTTAGAGAAAAAAGATCAAACATATTTAACAGAATATGTGGGAAGATTAACAGGACCAGAAGGTGATTTAACAGCACAAGATGTTACAGGATTTCCTAAGTATTATGCCATGTTTGGTGGCGCTACAGCTCTTACGGATTCAACATCTGGAGGAATGTATTTTGCTCCTACACCAGACGCAAATTATAAATACAGAGTATATTATAACAAAATGCCAGTAGCATTATCTGGATCAAACACAACAACTTATCTTAGTAACTACATGCCACAAATCTTATTATATGCTTGTTTGGTAGAAGCATTTGGATTTTTAAAAGGTCCAATGGATATGTTGACATTATACGAAAATAAATATAAAACAGGCATACAACAGTTTGCAGGAATGCAAATTGGGAGAAGAAGACGAGACGATTACACTGACGGTACAGTTAGAATAGAAGTTAAGTCACCTTCACCATAAAAAAATTAGGAGATAAATATTATGGCAATATCATCAGCAGTTTGTTCAAGTTTTAAAAAAGAATTACTACAAGGTTATCACGATTTTGATGCTAACGGATCAGGTGGAGATACTTTTAAAATTGCTTTATATACAAGTTCAGCATCTTTAGATGCAACAACTACAGATTACAGTTCTACAAATGAAGTAGCAAATGGTAATGGATACACGACAGCAGGGAACACTCTTGTAAATACTGGCGTAGGTTTAACTTCTACAACTGCGTTCACAGATTTTTCTGATACATCTTGGACATCAGCATCTTTCACAGCAAATGGTTGTTTAATTTATAACACACAAGCTAACGGCGGATCTGGTACTACAGAAGCTGTATGTGTTGTAGCTTTCGGTGGAGACAAAACAGTTTCTTCAGGAACTTTTACAATTCAATTTCCAACTAACGACGCATCGTCTGCTATTCTGAGATTAACAGCATAGGGAGGAACTCCTTATGTCCGTAACCAGAACTTTCACAGTAACGGTAGTAAGCACCGGTTCCGGCAATAAGTATTTTATTGATGGCGTACAACAAGACACATTAAATTTAGCTGAAACTGCAACTTATAAATTTGATCAATCAGATAGTTCTAATTCTAGTCACCCGTTTAGATTTTCTACAACAAGCGATGGCTCGCATTCCGGGGGAGATGAATACACTACAGGTGTAACTACTAATGGTACTCCTGGTCAAGCAGGAGCATATACACAAATCGTAGTTGCAGCTAGCGCACCCACTCTTTATTATTATTGTACAGCTCACTCAGGAATGGGTGGACAAGCAAACACCGTAGAGGCTGATTCTTGGGGAATGTTGGCTTGGGGAGAACTTGAATTTGGTAATCAAGATAGTAACTCGGTAACTTTACCAAGTTTATCTTTTAGTGCAGAACTTGGTACATTAATTGCTTCATCTGAACAAGGTTGGGGTAGAGATGAATGGGGCCAAGAACCTTGGGGTGAAAGTTCTAGTCCTGTAGTTTCACTTACGGGTCTTAGTATAACTTCAGAGTTAGGTACCTTACCTTATGCACAATCTGAAGAAGGTTGGGGTAGAGATGAATGGAGTACAGGTAACTGGGGACAAAACACTACGACTGTTGCAATCGATGGTTTATCAATGTCTGCATCTCTTGGACCAGAAGGTTGGGGAATAAACTCATTTGGTGATGGACAATGGGGAGGAGAATTTGCATTTAATCCAGAAAGTATAATTGTACCAACTGGTCAAACTGCATCTGCTGCATTAGGATCGGCAACAGTCAGTAGATTAGATATGATATTTACAATTGGTTCTGTAACAATGGGAGCTGGTTTAGGGACTTTAAGTATAAATAATGGTGCAGATCACCAACAAGGTTTATCAAGTCTTACAGCAGCTGCTGCAGTAGGATCAGCAACAGGTTTACCAAATACAATTGCATCACCATCTGGTGTAACAGCGACAGCACAAGTTGGATCTGTAACTACAGGTTCAGTAGAATTAATTGATTTAACAGGAGTAGTTTTAAGAGGTGCAGTAGGATCAACTACTACAGATGCCATGAGAGTAGGTTTAACTGGTGTAACTTCAACTGCAGAAATAGGTGCAGTAACTGTAACAAACATGACTGTAGGATTGACAGGACAATCGATTACTGCTAATATAAATACTGTAGGTTTAGGAACGATTGGGTATCAAGATGTTGACATAACAGGTAATACATCGTATACAGACGTTAACCACGCAGCTTAATAGGAGAACAAAATTATGGCATCAACTTATACGGATCTCGGTCTAGAATTAATGGCAACCGGCGAAAACGCTGGTACTTGGGGAACAAAAACAAACGCTAACTTAAGTTTAATTGAACAATTAACAGGTGGATATCTTTCTCAAGCCGTAACTGATTCAGGAACACCAACAGCTTTAACAATAGCAGACGGTGCTTTAACTGGTACAGCTCAACAAAGAGTTATAGAATTAACAGGGACAATATCTGGAGCAAGAATTGTAACTTTTCCATTACTTACAGAAAATATTTACATTATTAAAAATAGTACGTCAGGAGCATACACACTGCAATTAAAAGCAGCATCTGGTTCAGGTGCAACAGTTACTTTTTCAGCTACTGACAAAGGATACAAACTTATTTATCTTGATGGTGTTGCAACAAACACAGGTGTTTATGATGCAGCTTTATCACCAGCAGGTACAGTAACAGAAACTGGTACTCAGACTTTAACAAATAAAACACTAACTTCACCTAAAATTGGAACATCGATTTTAGATACAAACGGAGCTGAATTAATGCTTTTAACAGCTACAGGATCAGCTGTTAATGAAATTACATTAGCTAACGCAGCTACAGGTAATGCACCTAGTATTACTGCTTCTGGAGAAACAAACGTAAGTCTTAACCTTGTTCCAAAAGGAACAGGTACTCTGCAGTATAATGGAAGTGAAATATCAACAGTAGGAAAAGCTATTGCAATGGCAATGGTTTTCGGATAAGAATAACACAAGGAGAAAATAAATTATGGCAAACCCGAATATAGTAAATGTAGCAACAATCAATGGTGGTAACCTCGGTTTCAATCTATCAGCTACTTTAACAGCGACTTTATTAACAGTCTCATCAGACGTAATATTAAAAATTAACAGAATTACTGTAGCAAACGTAGACGGTTCTAGTGCAGCAGATGTAGATTTATTTGTTGACGGAATGGGTAATGGTGCAACAGGTATATCAGCAACAGGTGCTGCAACAGTATATCTAGCAAAAACAGTATCAGTCCCAGCTGACTCTACTCTTGTACTTGTAGACTCTCCAATCTATTTAATGGAAGCAGACATTCTAAAAGGCGGAGCAAGTGCTGCGGGAGATTTAGATCTTTACATATCTTACGAAGTATTAAACGACGCGTAATAGAGGGGAATAGCTTATGGCTCATTTTGCTCACTTAAACTCAGAAAACAAAGTTATCCGTATTTCTGTTGTGTCTAATGATATAGAAACATCAGACGGACCACTAGGAGAAAACGATATGCATGTTGATGGTGAAACTTGGTGTCAAAACTTTCATAGTGGAAAACCTTGGACTGTAGATAATGGAATTGTTTCATGGAAACAATGTTCTTACAATGGTTCTTTTAGAAAAGCTTATCCTCAAATAGGTGCAACGTATGATTCGGTTAGAGATGAATTTGTTCAACCAAAACCTTATTCAAGTTGGACTTTAAATGCTACTAACGATTGGGTATCTCCTTTAGCAAACAATCCAACAGAAAGACCTTCTGAAGAATGGATGACTTTATTTGTTTGGGATGAAGATAATCAAAGATGGCACTGTAAAAAAGAAACAGATGATGGTAGTATAGCTTACTGGAATCCATCAACAGAACAATGGGATATACAATAATATGGCAACAGTAGTTACAACATTAAATTATTTAACAAGCACTAAAGCTGGTAACACACTAAGAGACAATGGTGGTTACACAGCTTTAGCATACACACCTAGCGCAGCAGTTGCTGAAGCTTTTACAACATTTAACGCTGATGGAACTTTTTCTCCTCAAGGAGGAAGTGCTGATTTAACTATAGTTACAGTCGCTGGCGGAGGCGGAGCTGGAGCTCAAGGATACTCATCTGGCGCAGGTGCTGGAGGTGTTAGAAGTGCAACAAATATAGCAAACCCAGGATCTTCTGTAGATGTTACAATTGGTGGTGGTGGTGCGGGCCAATCAATCGGAGACAATGGTCCAGGAGCTGATGGCTCAAATACTTTTATAGGACCTGCTCCTAGTCCAATATTTATATGTACTGGTGGTGGTGGCGGACCCCCAGGTAATAACCAAAACGGTCAACCAGGAGGATCTGGATCTGCTGGAGGACCCGGTAATGCTGGTGTAGGACAAGGTAATGCAGGAGGATATAGTCCATCTGAAGGAAGTAATGGTGGTTATCAACAATGGCCAATGTCTGCTAACCCAGCAAAAACTGGTGGTGGCGGAGGAGCTGGTGGAGCTGGACAACCTGGACCTGGCGGAAGAGCCGGCGGAGCTGGTAGAGATATGACACCTGTAATTCCAGCACCTGAAGGTGGAGCAACTTTTGGTGGAGGTGGAGCCGGTGGAGCTTATGGTAATCCTACTGCATCTGGAGGTTCTGGTGGAGGAGGTTCATCTGGACCTAACGTTTCAGGAAGAAATGGACAAGCAAATACTGGAGGCGGCGGAGGCGGCTGGGGTCAGCAACCTGGAACACCCGCTCCAGGACAATATCCAGGCGGATCTGGTGGATCTGGAAAAGTCATATTTAAAGAATCTAGTGAACCTGCAACTAATCAAGGTGGGGTGTGGAATATGCAAGCACATTATTTATACGTTCTTACCGGTAAACTGGGATAAGTGATCCTTGAAAAATTAGATATATTACCACAAGGTGATATTGAAAATATTGAAAATATCATAAAAGATTATAGCTTTCCTTGGTTTTACAGACCTTCTAATTTAAATAATTTTTATTTTAATTCTCATACTTTGTCAGACCTTAATCTTGGAATTAACTCTCCACACTATGATCTGTCTCTTATACACATCTGACGCTGCCGACGATCTTACGCGTGTAGATCTCGGTGGTC